TAACGAATTTAATATAGAATTAGACGAAGAGGTTATAAATCTTATTATACAAATAGCTGTATCACTGCTACCAAAAACTAATACCTAATACTAGACCAGGGACTTAAACCCTGGTCTTTTTTTTGTTTACAAGGGTTTATATATGGGTTGGAGGAGCTGCTCTTATTGCCTTTATGGTTATGGATTAGTTGATTTATATAATGCTTTGGGTGAATATATGAAAACAGGACCTAATGGATAGGTTCTGTTTTCATATATTTAGCTTATCTTTGATCATGTTGAAAGTTTCTCTGCTCATAATATGACCCTTCTCCCAAAGATTAAATGACCAAAAAGAAACACCGAGTATTTTTTTCACATCTTCTGTTTTGCTTGTGTTTTCTTTTCTCCATTTTTTCAATATTTCAGTGTATCTATCAGAAAGTACGAAACTGTAGTAATCATCTTCAAAATATTCAACATCAACTTCAAGAGCTTTAATCATTTTCTTCATAATAGAATAGTGGGGAATAGCTGTCCCAGACTCATAGGCATAAATAGTATTTCCCGAGCAATCACACAAATTCCCTAATTCTTCTGCAGTAAGTCCTCTAATATTTCTTAGTTTCCTAATTTTCTCTCCTAATGTATCCTCAGGATAATCTTCATATTTATATTCTGTATTTAGTTTTTCATACAAAACAATCCCAGTTTTATTACACTCCCAACTGGAAGTGGAACGAAACTTAGACACATTTGTATCCCCAGTAAACAATTTTATCGTCACCTCTTCCTTTTCCCCATCCCAGTACACCCTATCTACAATGGTACTTAAAAAATATTTCTTTTGTTCATTGTCTAATGTATCTACCATCTTGGAAAAGTCTATAATATTATTTACTACAAAATTAAAGTTTTCTGTCTCTCTAATTATTTTGTCTTTTTTGTTTTCTAATTCAGCAATTTCCTTGTCAAGTTTTTTAACTTCTTTATCTAAATCTTCTATTATAGGCAAAATATATTTATCTGCTATAGAGCTTTTAGACATTTGGTTTACAAGGTTGTTTATTTCCTCTAGCAGGTCATTACGCTTGTTTTTTAGCTGATCTAATGTATTTGTACTGCTATTAGCCTTCTCTTCCTTCCTGAGGGCCTCTAGCTCCTCTAATAGCCTTTCTTTAGATTTAGCAAGCCTCAGTATCACATTTATAACTGTATTTTCTATATCCAAACCATTTACATTTTTGTTTTCACACTTATCCTTTCCTGAAATAGTTTTTAAACGGCAAACATAGTAGTGGGGAACAGTACCATCTTTTCTTTTTCGGCCATACATTATATTCATAGCAGATCCACAATTTTTACATTTTAAAAGTCCACTTAACAATGCAACACTAGAAGTTCCTTGTCTTGGAATTTTCATACTATTTTTGTCTAGCTTGTATTGCACTTCCAGCCATTTATCAGCATTGATAGAACCTTCATGTTTAGCAACTGCAGCTATCCATTCTTCATAATTGTTTTTAATGCTTTTTCCATTTTTCTTATTATAAATAAGTATAGCTTTTTTATTATTTATCTTATCTTGTCCAGCTACTTCAATACCTTTGCTCTCTAAATACTCTACAACTGTTTCATTAGCTTTTACATAAGCTGGATTTCTCAACATATCAGATAAAGCCCTAGCAGAGTAATGTTTCCCATTCCTAGTTTTATAATTGTTTTGAATTAGATATTTTCTTAGTTTATGAATAGATCCTAATTCAAGATATTTTTCATATATAAATTCAACAAGATCCATTTCTTCTTGAATAGGCTCTAGTACAGTCAATGATCTCTCTTTATATTCTTCATCCAAATACATGACTTTCTTTGATTCGAAGCCTAAAGAGGGGACACCTCCAAGCCATCTACCTGTCTTTGCAAGTTCGAGCATATTGTCCTTGACTCGCTCTGCAATAGTTTCTCTTTCAAGCTGAGCAAAAACAGATGCAATATACATCATTGCACGACCGAGGGGAGTACTAGTATCAAACTGCTCTTTTATAGATACAAATGAGATATTGTATTGTTGTAGCTCTTCAATAAGATTAGAGAAATCAGCAATATTTCTGCTAACCCTATCTAGACGGTAACAAACTAATACATCAAATTTCTTATCCCTAGCATCTCTAAGCATTTCTTGAAACTTAGGCCTATCAGCATTTCCACCAGAGAAACCTTCATCTTCATATATGTAAACATCTTCAACAGCTTGAAAATGTGATTTTATGTAGTCCTCACACATTTGAACTTGATTTTCAATAGAATCACCTTTGCCAGTGAATTTAGACTTACGAGAATATATTGCTATTTTCATGAACATCCCCCTTTCAAAAACCTGTTTACAAATATTATAATATATAAATTTTGGAGTGCAAGCAAACCGAAAACTCTTATAAGAATGAGTAAAAAATAGCCGCTATATAGCAGCTATTTTCTTATAAGTTCCATCTTTAATATGATATTCTTTATTACTAGAAATACAGTACTCTATTGTTTTTTCAGCTAGTTGGTTATAAAATTCTTGATAGTCTTTGTATTGAGTAACTAGTTTATTATAATTTAAACGACCAAATATAATTTTATCAACAAACGATATTTTGTCTAATATTTCTTCAAAGTCTTGTTCAATTATATTAGGAGTAGGGTACGGCTCTATACTAACCCATGTTTTATAACCTTTATTATGTAAATATTTGAGACTTTCAATTCTTTCTTCATATGGAGCTGCATTTGGCTCAAATTCTTTTCTATAATCTTCATTTAAAGATATGAGAGTGATACCATAGCTATTAACCTTGCTAGTAGTATCTAATGATTTAGGCAAAATGCCTTTAGTTAATGCTGTACAAGGAATGTCGTTAGAGTTTAATAAGTTTATTATTTCTATGCTTTTATCACATATCTCTTTGTATCCGTACATAAATGGGTCTGTAGTAAAACATAAATGAACAGATTTTATTTTTTGCTTGAATTTAGGAATTTCTTTTTCTAATAGATCAATGGCATTAGATACTAGTTTAGGTTTCATCCATTCATCAATATTTTTAGATCTTCCAAAACGCCTTGCCATCATAAAAGCATAACAAGGATATCTGCAGCCATGGGAACAGCCTTGGATATGATTTAATGTATAATCTCCATACTCAACTCCAGTTTTGTATAATAAAGATTTTCTTTTTATGTATTCCATATTTATTCATCTCCTAATATATCTCTATAGATATATTATATCCAAATTTTGAGAATATTGCAAACAAATGTTCTGAACTATTGTTTCTATGTATTAAAAATGAACTATATCTTCCCCTTTTAGACCTGTCTTTTTAGAGCTTACCCTTGTTATTTTTACTTTACCTTCTTTTTCTAATTCTTTAAGTGCAGCCCTATAATGTTTACATATACAAGGAGTTTCCATGTATGTCTCTTCTTTAATTTGTTCATAAGTCTTAGATACATTATTATAAGTATTAAGTAGATAGGTCTTTAAGTTTTCTTTATCGAAATCAATAAATTTAAGCTGATTTTTTGACATCTGGTATACATGTTCATTTGGTCCAAGATAAGCAAAATGTTCATTTTGATTGTACATTATAGTCTTCATGGCATCTAATCCTCTAAAATGATTAGTAGCATATATTAAGTAATATAAAGTAGCACATCTATTATCTTCAGATATCCGAAATGGCCAAACATATTTAGCAGCTCCAGAATCTATTAAATTATCAATATACAAATCTCTCAAAGCGATTTGACGCTCTTTTCCTTTAAAGTCTAACAGTTGTTTCCACTTTTCATTTCCGAAAAGTATATTCATATTCCCTTCTTGGTTAGATAAACCAAGGAATCTATTAACATCTCTAACCATAAAATTTAGAAATATTTCAGTTTTTGGTTGACTAAGTATCCGTCTTATTGTATTAAAATTTACTCCAGTAAAACCAAATGGATCAATAAAGAAAAAAGATGGAGCAAGCCTTTTATTATTTTTCTCTAATTGATCTAAAATCTCATTAATTTTAGTATCAAAATCAGAATGTATGCATTCTATGTAATTTACAGAAGGATAATCTGATTTTAAATTTTCTACTATTTCTTTAAGGTTGTTATAATTATCTTCATCGTTTTCAATAAAGAAACAATTAAATTCAAAATTTCTTACTTTAGTATTATTATAGACTTCTTCCATTGCATTGAGAGCTAATATTGGAGAACCAAGACTTCCATCAGGATATTCTCCTCTTCCTGCGAAACCATCAAAGTAACATAATCTTTTTTTAAAACTTCCTAAAATTGTAATCCAAGCAGGTAAGTATTTCCTTAAAAGCAAGTGCTTAACTTTAGCATGTTCGCTATATTCCCATTTTTTAATATCACTATCTTTTAATGCCATAATATAGTTCCCTCCTCTAAAAATAACTTAGAACTAATAGCTAACATTACAAACTAAAATTATAAAATTCATGTGAGCATATTAATCCTCCTTTCTAATGATGCTAAACTAGGGCCCAGACTATTATGTCTAGGCCCTAGTTGTCAGTTTGCCTATCTTTAAATAATTTATCAGTTATAAAGGATCCCAATTTGAAAGATATGTATATTACAAAAAACAATGCTGGGAACCCAATAATTGGATTATCTATATGTACGATTGTGAAATTTCCAATAAAAGCAAATATAAAAATCGAAATTAATACTCTAAGAATTCTACCTTTTTTAGTTGGTTTTGTACTGGTGATGGTACTAGATTTGTCTTTTTTTCTATCGTTAATATTTTTTACTATAAAATTTTCGGAGGAATTACTAGTATTATCAGTATTATCATTAAAAATATCATCTAAATTATCATTAAAAATATCATCTAAGTTTATATTAATTGTATAAGCCAAACCTCTTGCTTCTAAAGTTGGCTGGACACCTTCATATGGGATACCATTTTTAATAATAGTAGTATATTCCCAATCCTTATCAACTTTTGGATTTATAGTATTAGGCAATTTATCTACATTACTTAAAACTACATCCATATCAAGTGCAGGGCATAATTTATATGGAGCTAGTCTAGAAACAAGTTCTTTTTTAATTGCATCCTTGTCAACATGAAATATTCCTTTTGTATCCATTATTCCATAAGAGTACCAAGGATCATTATAAGCATGCATTTGTGCTCTGTGGCAACCAAAAGGATTTGAAGTATACTCACTTGCACCGTAACAGAAGTCAGATTTTCCACTTCTGCATTTATCACCATAACAATAATTCAAATTTCCTACTATTTTACGATCAACCATAACTCCATTAATAATTACATAACATGATTTCCAGTTTGATACTAACTCGTATAATCTAATAAATTGTAGTTATTCACTGGGTTCATCAGAAAAAATTGCCTGGTGTACAATCTTGTTTTCTATTATATTTTCTATGTACTGGGGTGCTGACTTAGCTAATGCAACAGCTTGAGGGTAGTTTTTGGAGGTTGATTCACCAAATGAAATGCTAATATACCAGTCAGGAAAATCTATATTTTTTGGTATGTCAGGTAAGTTTTTATTAGTATTAGACTTATGAAAAATCTTTTCTTTTTCAATATTTTTTATTTCTTCATTAATTAATTCATTCTGTTCTGGCAAGAACAATTTATTAGTATTCTTATATTTTATTTTTACAATGTGTTTATAAAATCTTAGGACCCATTTTAGTGCTTCTTTATCTACGTAATGAAGCCTAGAGTACATGTCTTTTTGGAGAGTGCCAGGATATTCTTTTAAATGATTTACTACTTCATTTACAGCTGCCTCACAATTATTTATCCAGGTATGTTGTGCGTATCTCTGAGGTTGATTAAGTATATTTACCTCATAACATCTGTCAATTGTTTTCCTAGCTTTATCCCATTTACCATATCTCATATACATGTCTGGTAATTCATCTCTGCAATACATAGTTGGTGGCGTTTCTCCCCATTCTTCGATAAAACGATCAACTACTTTATCTAGGATAGAAAGGATTTTTTCACCAGAATCAAAATATAGTTTGATTTCTTCATCTGTACAATTAGTTTTTGATATACTTCTCATATTTTCTTGTAGTTTGAAATATTTATCTAAAATGTCCACTTAAATCCCTCCAATCTTCTTAAAAACCTAGGCTATTATGCATAGATAATTGTTGCAACTAAGTTTTATAATTTTATTTATTGAGTTAAGAACATATGTTTGTTATAATATAAGAAACAAATGTTCTATTCGCCACTGGTTGTTTAAAGGGGGTATATAATAGTGGTGGAGGATATAAACTACATAAAAAGCAAAATTGAAAACTTGATAAAAAATTTAACAGAAGAAGAAATAGAACAATTAATAATTAGCTACCTTGATAATAAAGAAAAAAGCAACTAGATCTATTACATCAGTTGCTTTTTTTATTCCTGCTTTTAATAAATTCATAAAGATCTAATAGGTCATCTACTGAATCTTCATTAAATTCAATGCCACGCTCTATAGCTTTCTTCTTTAGTTCTAATAAGAATTTATCCATTTTAGATAGTTTTTTATCTTCTTCTTTATAGGGGTTTCTTATATCTGAAACACCCATAAGGTAATCTAAAGATACATTAAAATATTCAGCTATTTTCTTTTTAATATCATCACCTGGAATTCTATTGCCAGCTTCATATTGAGAAAGTGTAGAATTACTAATGTTCAATATTTTAGAAAGTTCTAGCTGTGAGATTTCTTTTTCTTCTCTTAAGATTTTAATTCTGTTACCTAATATATTATTCATAAAGACCCGCCTTTTTTTACAAATTGTAAAATCAATTATATTATAACAAAATAAAGTTTCATAAAAAAATATTTTACAAAAAGTCAAAATCACTATTGATTTTTACAAAGTGTAAATGTATAATGAAATTAGAATTTACATTTAGTAAAACGCTGGAGGTGATTTAGTGAAAGCAAACATAGAGGACTTAAGAAAAAAACTTAATATAAGTCAAATAGATATGGCTAAAATGCTACAAATACCGGTTTCAACATATAATATGTACGAAAATGGCAAAAGGAAAGTGCCAGAAAAAGTAGCTAATAAAATTGCTGAAATATTAAATGTCAAATTAGAAGAAATTTTTTTACCTGCAACTTTTACAGTTAGTAAAACCAAAGAGAATAAAGCAAATGATGAAGTTGAATCAGCCTAATAGCTTCAAACAGAAAGGAGGTGAGGAATATGAAAGCTTTTGAGAAGAAGGAATTGGTATTAATCAATAATAAGAAAATTGAAGTCAAAGAGTTTAATAACCAAAGAGTAGTAACTTTTAAAGATGTAGAACTAGTACATGAAAGACCAGAAGGAACTGCTAGGAAAAGATTCAATGACAATAAGGATAGATTTCTAGAGAATGTAGATTACTTTGAGGTTAGTCCGAAAAACGGACAGAGCTTAGAAGAGTTTGGATTTAGTAAATATGCTTCTAAAGGAATTCTGCTAACTGAATCAGGATATTTAATGCTAGTAAAAAGTTTTACTGATGATCTAGCATGGGAAGTGCAAAGAAAGCTAGTAAACAATTATTTTAGAGCAAAACAAGTATCGGATTTATTATCTCAATTAAGTCCTCAGACACAGGCTCTTATAAACCTAGAATTAAGGCAGAAAGAAATGGAGATAGAAATAGCGGCTACCAAAGATCAGATAAACACTATAAAAGATACTATAGTAAGTCGTAATGAGGATTGGAGGAAAGATGTTAATAAGAAATTAAGGAAAATTGGTTTTAAGCATGGTAAGTATGATGAGTTTGTAAATGAAAGCTATGAACTACTTGAAGTTAGAGCTAGATGCAATTTGAAAAGAAGGTTAGAAAACTATAGAGAGAGGTTAAAAAAGGCTGGGGCAACAAAAACTGCAATCAATAGGGCTAATTATTTAGATGTCATAGCCCAAGACGAGAGGCTTAAAGAAATCTATATAAACATAGTAAATCAGATGTATGTAAAATATGCAGCTTAGAAAAGGGGGAATTAGATGGCTAAAGGAAAACCTAGGATGCATAAAGCAAGAATTATAAACCTTGATGAAATAGACAGAGAAGAACTTGACAGAAGAATTTGCAGAGCTTTGGCAACAGCTTTATACAGAAGTCTGGAGCCTGAACAAATAGATCAGATTATATATCAATTAAAACAGGAAGTGAAACGAAAGGAGGCATTAGATGGCTAGGCTTCCAACACCAGTAGTTGAAAAAATAGAAATTTCATGGAGTGAAAAACATAAAGAACTACAGAAAACTTTTTTCACCATAATAGGACAAGCGATAAGAAAAGCAGAGATGAGTAAAAAGAAGGGAGGGAAAGGAAAGGATGAAACAGATTAGACTAGTAGCCTTTATGTGCAAGGCTAAGGATTTACCTTCTAAATTGCAGGAAGAGTTAAAGAAGGTAGAAGTGAAAATGAAAGAACATAAAAAGTCAGCTTAATATCTTTAATTAAATAATACCAAGAAAAGGGGTGATTTTGAATGAACTCAAGCTACGTAATTGACTACCAGACACCAAGGGAGAATATGAGATTAAGTCGAAATGATGTAGCTGCACTACTAGCAGACAGGGGAATAGAAATTAGTACTGAAAGTTTAGGTTGCTATGAGAGAGGGGTTAGAGATCCTTCACCTGGAATGGTGGTAGAACTAGCAGATATATACAAGGAACCATTTTTAACACAGAGATATTGCAGATACAACTGTGCAATAGGACAGGCCTACAGTTATGAAATATTAGACAACATAGACTTAGATAACTTAAGCAATATAGCACTTAAGCTATTGGAGGAGCATAGAGAATCTCATGATGTCCTAGCTGAAATACTTGTACTAATCACAAACAAAAGAACAAAAAAGGATTTTACAGATTATGAGTATGAGAAACTTAAAAAGAACGTACATGAGTTGCTTGATACAGAACATACTATAGAAATTTTTAAGATTGCATTGAATAAGTTTATAGATATGAAAGAAATGATAGCAGAACACAATGAAAAATGCAGACAAAGAGGTTATACAAGGAGGTGAAAAACTTGAAAATCGAAAGCTCTTTAGATTTACGTTATAACATAGCAGCTATGTGTGTAGCAATACTTCGAGAAGATATTGCAACACCAGAGCAGGCATTTGCAATTCTAGAAGAAAAAGGGATTAAAACAGCCTATACTGATGAAGATGTAGAAGATATGACTAAGCTTTACGAACAAGGTCTCTGTTATGAAGAGATTGGTAGAATATATGGGTTAAGTAAATATACCATTAGAAGGCGAATAGAAAGGTATAGAAAAAAGGACCTCTCAGACGGCAATCTGAAAAGGTCCACTAGAAAAATATATCGTTAAATTAATTATAACACATTGAAAGGAGAATGAAAATGGATGCTATCGGAATTTATATAAGCCATGTAAATAGAACTAAGTCAGAGATTGAAAAGGAGATGCTATATGCTGCTGAAAAGATTGTTGAATTGGAAAGGACTGTAGAACTAGGGAAACAAGCAGAGAAAGAGCTAGAGAAAGTAAGAAATAGAATGATGGAGTTGGCAATTGAATATGCAAGTTTAAAGGAGGATGCGTAAGATGGATGTTTTATTTGAAATGGAATTACAAGAAATTGATGAAATCATGGAAGAAAGTCAGCAAGAAAAGGAAAGGTTTAAAATAGAAACCTTAGAAGCTGCTAACTGGGCATTGAGAAAATTGGCAGCCATAAATGCAGAAGAGAAAAAAATTAATAATTTAAAAGACAAAGAAATAAGCAGGATAGAAAATTGGGCTAAAGATGAATTAGACAAGCTTTCTAATTCTAGACAGTTCTTTGAAGGGTTACTTACAGAGTACTTTATAAAGCAAAGAGAATTAGATCCAAAGTTTAAGATTAGCACTCCTTACGGCAAGGTAACTGCACGTAAACAGCAACCAAAGTGGAATTATGACGAGGATAAGGTTGTAAATTGGCTACTACAAAATGATAAGGAGCTAGTAAGAGTAAAATATGAACCTGATAAGAACGGAATAAAGAAAAAATACAAGATTGTTGGTACTAATGTGGTTACAGATGATGGAGAGATAGTAGAAGGTATAACAGTAGAAGAAAGACCAGAAACAATAAGTATTAAGGTGGTGGAGTAGATGAAACTTAAAAACAAAATAAAATTTAAAATTGTTGAATTCTTATACAAATATAAATTGTTTGGATTTCATAAAAAGTGTTGGGCTGATTTAGTTATTTTTAGCATGTTCGATAGCAATTGGAATGATGTTAGAAATGCTAATAAATGCGGATATTGTGGAAGTTGTATATCAAAAGAAGAAATTATGATGGGTGGTGAAGTAAATGAATAATGTGGTGGAATACAATAATAATCAAATCAGAACAAATTATAACAAAGAGCAAGTTGAATTAATCAAAAATACTGTCGCTAAAGGTGCTACTGATGATGAACTAAAAATGTTTCTATATTTAGCTAAACAATATAATTTAGATCCATTTAAAAATGAAATATGGTTTGTAAAATATAACGGCAAAACAAACATAATGACTAGTAGAGATGGATATTTAAAATATGCACAAATGAATGATGAATTTGAAGGGCTAATATCTTTTGTAGTACGAGAAGGTGATGAATTTGAAATAGATGCAGCAGAATACAAAATCAAACATAAATTTGGAGCAAAACGAGGACCTATTTTAGGAGCTTGGGCAAGATGTGATAGAAAAGGCAAAAAACCATTTATAGCATATGTTGATTTTCAAGAATATAACAAGAAAAATAACACTTGGAATACTTATCCATCAGCAATGATACAAAAGGTAGCAGAAGTATTTGTATTAAAAAGAGCGTTTGGAATTAATGGACTTGTTACTAAAGAAGAAATAGATGCTGGTGAAGTAAATGATATAGATTCACAGATAATAGAACATGAAAATAAACAAGATAAAGAAGAACGTGCTAGTCAAAAACAGCTTAATTATATATATGCTTTAGCTAATCAAAAAAACATAAATGGCGAAACAGTTAAGAAGATAATGAAAGAAGAATTTCAAAAGAACTCTAGCAAAGAACTCACTAAAACAGAAGCAAGTAAGTTAATAGAAATACTTCAAGACTATGAAGAAGTAGAAGAAGCAGAGTTTGAAGATATAGAAGATGAAGTAAATAATATGGATCTAACAGGAACTCCATTTGAAGAAGAATAGGCTAGGAGCATATAGCTCCTAGTCACCAAAGTAGGTGATAATTAGATGAATTATATAAAAGAGCTTAATGCATTTTATGATTGGCTCGAAACAAATTCATTGTCGACATCCGCCATTGCTTTATGGCATGCACTAATGCACATAAACAATAAAAGCGGATGGGCAGAGGAATTTGGGGTGGCCACATCTGTATTATGCATTAAGACTGGACTATCAGATAGAACAATTAGAAATGCAAGAAATGAATTGAAACAAAAAGGCAGGATAGATTGGAAATCAAGAAAAGGAAATCAATCAGCAATGTATAAAATTATTTCATTTTATGAAGATATACCGGCAAAAATGCCGGAAATAGTTACCGACAAACATGCCGGCAATAATACCGACAATAATTTACCGGAAATAAATGCCGACAATGTTTCCGGCAATACTTCCGGCAATACTTCCGGCAATGTTTCCGGCAATGTTTCCGCATTATATAAACTAAATAAAACTAAACTAAACAATATAAATACTACTAGTACTACTACAGAACCAGATGAAATTTTAGATGAAGAATCTACAGAACTAGCTCAACTATATCAGAAATGTGGTTTTGAAGTCAATGGATTAACAGCAGATTGGTTGTTAAGTTTAAAAGATGAATACAGCTTTGAATGGATTAAGAATGCACTCTTAGAAGCTGAAAGACAAGGGAAACGAAGTAAAAAATATGTTGAAGGAATATTAAGGAATTGGAAAACAGGGGGAGGCATGAAATTGTCAACTGATAACAAAGATCCAGGGGCTAAAAAACCCGTAACAAACTCTAAGAAAAATAGATTTCATAATTTTAAGCAGAGAACTGATAATTATACAGAAGACCAAATAGAAGATATAGCCAGGAAGAAGAGAGAGGAATATTTCAAGAGGATACGGGAGGGATAACCATGATCCGCTGTCACAAGTGTAATAGTCAAATGATACAAGTGAAACTGATTGATTTAAAAAAACGGGCATATAAGGCCTTAGTATGTACGTATTGTGGCCATATTTCAAGCAAAGACAAGCCCTTCAAAGGGGAATATAAGGCGGGATAAGGAGTGAGAAAGTGAAACACTTTTTAAAAGCTAAACATGTGAATACGCAAGATAAACAGATAAAAAATAAAGAAATTTTAAATTTGATTGAAGAACGGGATGTAATCGAGGTAGGAACACAGGTAGTTGTAGACATTAGCGTGTCAGGTGATTACATTTTAGAAGTAGTCAAAATTGATGGTAAGAATGTTTGGTGGGAAATAAAGGAGGTAAGCAAAAATGTTAGCATTTTGTGAAAAATGTCGTGATATGGTGGAATATACGGTGAGAGAAGAAAATATGAAAAAATACATTAAGGGTAATGAAATTGAGTACTTAGGGAAAGTAGCATTTTGTAATGAATGTGGAGAAGAAATATTTGTTGCTGATATTCGGGATTATAATTTACAAATGTTGGATAGGGCTTATAGAGAAAAAGAAGGATTGATTACTTAGAGATAGAAACTAAACAGCTGTTTAAGGGGTGGTAAAGGTGAAAACCTGGGAAATGATTAAGGAATTAACTGAAAACCCAAAGAAAGAATTCGTTTTAATAGCAGGGTAAGGAAGTAAGATTATGAGTGGGGATACTGAACAGGCTATAAGAGGGAAGATAGAAAGAATGATTAGAGATAGAGTACTAGAGCCTAGATCTAGATTCAGAAAATCATGTTAGAGGTGAAAAAGATGAACGGAAATATTGAGAAAATTGCTCAAAAAGCAATAGAGATATATTTTAACTATAACATAAGTGCAGAAGAAGTAATAAAAAAGGCAAAGGAGATGATTGAGAATGAAAAGAAGATGGACAAGATGGAGAAAATTAATTAGCGGAGAATTACTTAAAAGCTATATTTACAACAGCATATTGAGGGGTTGGTAAAGTGTCAGAAGTAATAATTGTTATTCCTGGAGAGCTACCAGACTTAAACACAATCATAGATGAATCAAAAAAGCATTGGGCAGAATATAGCAGGATAAAAAGAAAATATACAGATATGGTAGCATGGCTTGCAAAGGGAAAGGGCAAATTTAAGAAAATAGATTTAGATATTACTTGGATTTGCAGAAACAAGAGAAAAGATAAGGATAACATAGCAGCTGGAGTAAAGTTTATACTAGATGGACTAGTACAAGCTAATGTAATAGAGAATGATGGTTGGAAACAGATAGGGGATATAGTACATAGATTTGAAGTAGACAAGGATAATCCGAGAATAGAAGTAAGGATTAAGGAGGCAGGGATATGATATGTAGTGAAAAGATTGGAAAGTTTTGTGGGCTTGCTGTGAGATATGAAAAGTACATTGTATATAGAAACTGTAATCAATGTTGTGTCTACTGCTTAGATCCTTGCAGTTATCTATGTAAAAAAGCCCTTGAAATAAAAAACAAAACTATTGAGGGGGATGGCTATGCTTAAAATAGATAAATATATTGGTCGAGCGGTTATACGTTACTTAAATGGGGACATGACATTATTTGAACATTATAGGAATATAGCGTTAGAACTGATGGATAAGGAAAAAGAGTTTATAGCGGTAGAAGATCTTATAGACATAGAAATAAAAAATAAGTTATACGAGATGGTGAGTTAAATGTTTGTATCTAGTAGATGGCAAAGGGAAAGAAAAAAGGAAGTAGAGAGTATCCAGCAGAAAATAAAGAGACTGGACGACAGTTTGTTTGAAGGTAAAAAATATAAAGTACGATACATAGCAGGAATTAAAAACGGTAAAGGAACAACTAATTTTGAAGGGACTTTGATTAAGAAGATGAACAAGTACTATATTTTTAAAAGTATCTTAGGATATAAAGAATGTTTCTTGAAGGTAGACTTCATAATTGGCGAATACAAGATAAAGGAGGTAGGATAGATGAAGCATGATCAGGATAAGCCAAGGTTGGATTTGATTCCCCCAGCTATCATTGAGGCAGTAGGATATGTACGTACATACGGAGTAAAGAAATATGGAGAGAACACAAACTGGGAAAAAGTAGAACCTGAACGATATAGAGCTGCATTGATGAGACATCTTTGTGAGTATTTAAGAGATCCTGAAAGTATAGATAAGGAAAGTGGATATCCTCATTTATGGCATATGGCTTGTAATATAGCTTTCTTGTGTGAGTTAGAAAGGGGTAAGGAACATGAATCCAAAAGAGCTACTTAAACAATACAATGATCTGCAAGAGGAAATAAAAGATTTAAAAAAAAAGATAGATAAGCTGTCTGACTTCAAAATAGAACGTGATAAAGTAACTGGGTCAGATAGTGAGTTCCCATATATCAAACGAAGCTTTACTATTGAAGGATATAACATCCAAAACTTAGATAGATTGAATGAACTAAAGGAATTACTTATAGATAGAAAAATCAAGTGTGAGGAATTGAAGTTGCAGATAGAAAAATTTATATCAAATATACCGGATAGTAGGACAAGACGTATATTTCAATATCGTTACATCGACGGGCTGACTTGGTTACAAATTGCAATGAGAATGAATAAAGTACATGAGAGTTATCCAAGAAAAATTCATGATAGATATTTGGAGGGATTAAATTAAAAGAATATTATGGAATAAGAGGAAAAATAATTTAACATTTGGGCGATTTGTCCGATTTACTTATGTTAATATGATATTAAGTAGAAGTGTATTTAAAATTAAATTATGATATTGGAATAGAGCTCTCCACGCTTATAACAGCGGACCAGGGAAAGCCTTTAGCCTATCTACTAGAGTAGAAAAGGTTACTTAAAGCGGTAATCCGCTTTATGGGGCTCAGGAGGACCTGGGCGGTAAGTCGGTAGAGAAATCTATAGGCTTATTTTATTTGGAGGATGCTCAAGAGGTGAGAGCGTGAAAGCATATTGTCAAGAGTGCAATAAAACAATAGAAAAACCACAATGGGAACATCTAATTAATTATATATACAGAAAAGGTGGACATGCAGGGGAAAACAAATGTCCTAGATGCAAGCAAGAAGGTTTGCGATTTGATTGGGGTGAAGAGGATGAATATAGAGGAAATAATCAGATCTAAAGATATAGATACATATAGGAAATTACTCAAGATAGGGAAAAGGCAGAAGAGGAAGGAAATCAAATTAGGGGATAGGCCAGAACGATTGATGAGACATGATGCTTATGAGAGGATAGGCAGAAGAATTAGGCAGATAAAGTGGGGATAAAATAATTGTCTGAATATGACGAAAGAAAAAAGAAGGATTTTCCCTTTTTATGTCGTAATAAAAGGTATAAAAAGGGGGTATATATAATATGGCAATAACAAGAAAAGTAAAGTTTGAATATTATGAAGTAGTGAGCAAATATAAAGACGATCCTGATAATTCGCGTGATAGGTCCTTTGATTTGAGAAGACTTATTGACAAAGCATATAAAATGTCATTAGAAGCAAGGACTTTTGACTATTATCAAGAACAAGCAAGGCTGGACAGGATGTGGTATGACGACTAAAAAGATTTTTGGTTTTTAAACTTCGCAAGATTGAGATCTACAAATATACCATCAAAAGCATCTGAAACTAAAGAGCTTGAACCTATCGAACTTGAAGATGATGAATACATAGGTGAAGATGTTACAGCTTTATATGATGAAAGAATTAATGTGCTTATGCTTCAAAGAAACAGATATAGTTTAGGTCCTAGTGGTATAGAAGAATATCTGAATTTGCTATGGGGCAACGAAGATGAAACGATATATCTGAGACCGATATGTTTAATTAATCCAGCTGAAAACGCACAAAAGGCATTATATTACAGAAAAATTAATGTTAGATTTGCTGATTTACCTAATAACATTGATAAATTAAAGGGAGAATCAATAAAAAGTTTAGTGAAGAACTTTGGAAGATATGACGCAGTGAATGCCGAAGTGATAATAACTGTTGGAAGAACTAAGGATACTACTTTAAATAGAGAGACGGTTCATGAGACTATAAAAGAAATCTATGAGAATAAAGATATAATTACTAAAGCAGAGTTAGCTAAGAAAGATAATGAAGATAGCAATGTTGAAGTAATTGATTTATTTGATCATAAGATCCATGATTATTTATATTTTGTACTTGAAGAAAGACAATCACTGGGGTGTGAAAATGTAGCTTACAGGATGTACGAAAGATATATAGAAAGATGTGGAGAAATTATTAATTGTATCAGAAAGAAGTCTTAAATATGTAATTGAAAGGGGAGATAGAAGTGAAAAATAAAACTGTCGAAAAATACTATCCACTGGTTATTTCAAGCATTTTTACGCTTTTAATTGCTATTAATGCTGAAGTAACTTCTATCTCTAATAAATTAGAAAAAATTCTTGAAGCAGTAATAACGTTTAGTTCAATATTAATTGGATTTTTGGCAGCAATGTTAGGGATAATTTTTAGCATTAAAGATACTGAGATTATTTATAGCATTCTTAATTATGATGATACTAAAGATACGTTTGTAACTTATTTTAGAAAATCAATCATATCTGGTTTTCTTACAGTAATAATTTCAGCTTTACTATTTTTAGATGATTCTATTCCAAATATAAAGTTAGAACAAATTAATCTTGAGATAATAACCATAAAATCTCTATTTGTTTTATGGATGTTTATTTTAATATATTTTATATTATCATCTTTTAGGATTATAGATATATTGATGATAATAATCCTAGATAAATCTAATGAAACATATAAAGAACTTGAAGGGGAGAAACTAGATGAAGATTCTGTGAGAAAACTTAAAAGGGAGTTGAAAAAATAGCTTTTAAGGTTAGTTCTAATTGTTAAGTTAATATTACCTAACAATATAAATAGTAAATAGAAGAAAAATTAAAGAGCCTAAGTAAAGGCTCCTTTTTCATGCAGAAAACTGATATACAAAACAAACGAATGACCGACTAGGGCAGGTGAGGTGATGTGCCGAGAGCAAGAAATCCAGATAGAGAAAAGGCAGAGGAAATATATTTAAAGCATAAAGGAAATATTGAATTAGTCAAGATTGCAGAAATGCTAGGTAGACCTCCAGGAACTATAAGAGGTTGGAAAAACAAAGATAAATGGGATGATAAATTAAATGGAACGTTCCAGAAAAATGAAACTAAAAATACGGAACGTTCCAAAAAGAAAAAAGGTGGCCAACCAGGTAATAAAAATGCAGTAGGGCATGGAGCTCCTAAGGAGAATAAGAACGCAGAGAAACATGGCTTTTTTAGTAAGTATCTTCCTGAAGAAACCCTTGCCATTGCACAAGAGATCCAAGAGAAAGATCCGCTGGATCTGCTCTGGGAAAACATAGTGATCCAATACACAGCTATCATTCGGGCCCAGCGGATCATGTATGTTAAGAACCAGAACGATAAGACCATTGAAAAAGTCGGCTATAGGAAAGGTAAAGTAGTCGGCGAAGAATGGGAAGTACAGCAAGCCTGGGATAAGCAAGCAACTTTTTTAAAGGCGCAGTCCAGGGCTATGGCTGAACTTCGGAATATGATAGTAAAATATGATGAATTATTAAGGTCCAACTTGGCTACAGAAGAACAGAAACTGAGGATTGAGAAGCTTAAAGCAGAAATAAGCAGTATCAAAGGAGATAGCGAGAAGACTCAAGATGCAATAAAAGATTTCATAGAAGCAACAACAATCCCACCAGATGAGGTAAAAGAATTATTTGAAGGTGAAGATGATGCGGATATTCAAGAATAAGCCAAAGGCTTTCAAATTTAAACCGTTCTCAACCAAACAAAGGAAACTCTTGTACTGGTGGGAAAAAGGTTCACCATATAAGGATTACGATATAGTTATTGCTGATGGAGCTATCAGGTCCGGAAAGACTATTGCAATGATTTGTAGCTTCCTCCTTTGGTCACAAAAACATTTCCAGGGCGAGGATTTTATTATTGCCGGGAAAAGCATAGGTGCGCTAAAAAGGAACGTTATAAAGCCTATGCAGCAGATATTGACTGCTTGGGGTTGGCAGTACCAATACAACCGATCAGAGAATTACCTTGTAATAGGATCCAATACTTATTATCTGTTTGGGGCAAACAATGAAGCAAGCCAAGACGTACTACAAGGTTTGACGGCTGCTGGAGCTCTAGCTGATGAAGTAGCCTTATTCCCTCAATCGTTTGTAGACCAGATGATAGGACGTTGCAGCGCAGATGGAGCAAAAATCTTCATGAACTGTAACCCAAGAGGTCCATATCATTTCTTAAAGGTTGAATATATAGATAAAGCTGTAGAAAAACGGATTTATTATTTGCACTTTACTATGGATGACAATCTGAGCCTTTCAGAAAGAGTTAAAGAACGTTTTAGAAGGATGTTCTCAGGAGTATTTTTCAAGCGATATATACTTGGTTTATGGGTTATGGCTGAGGGCATTATATACGATATGTTTGACGAAAACAAGCATAAAGTACTAACCATAGAAAGGCCTTACAATCAATATTATGTATCTGTTGACTATGGCACCCAAAACCCTACTACGTTTGGCTTATGGGGTAAATATAAAGGCAAATGGTATAAAGTTAAAGAGTATTATTATTCAGGCAGAGATGAAGCTAAACAAAAGACAGATGAAGAATTCTATCAAGATTTAGAAGAATTCATAGGCGATATAAACGTGAAAGCTGTAATCGTGGATCCGAGCGCAGCTTCTTTTATTACTACAATTCGTAAACATGGAAAATATAAAGTTATACATGCAATTAATGATGTTTTAGACGGCATACGAAATGTAGCTACAGCATTAAATGAGGAATTGATATTTTATAATGACTGCTGTATTAATACGTTCCGTGAATTTTTCTCTTATGTATGGGATGATAAGGCAGCTGAGAGAGGCGAAGATAAGCCAGTGAAGCAAAATGACCACTGCATGGATAGTGACAGGTATTTTGTTAATACCGTTATATTTGGCATAGAACGTTCAGAAAGGAAGAATTACAGCGGAAAGGGGGCGAGAATAGTTTGATAAACTATAACGAACTATTAAAGACAGAACTACAAGGGCTATATGGAGACCAATTACAAAAGGTTAATGAAATAATAAAATGGTACAAGATTTATGATGGAGAACAGGAATGGTCAACACCAGATGGGCTTGATTATAAACCTACAAAGAAGATAACGAATTTAATAAAGAAACTCATTGATACTAGAGCAAGGTTTATGTTTGGTAGAGAGCCTTATTTTGATGTAAGACCAGTAAAAGCTGATGAAAAAAACTCTACAAAATACCAAGACCAGGCTCAGGAGAAAGAGGACCTATTATACAGAATTTTAAGAGAAAACAAATTTCATAGCAAGCTACTAAAAGCAAGAAAAGATTGCAGTATTGGTGGGAAAGTGGCTATAAAACTTTGGGCTCATAAGGATAAAGGACTTAAAATCATATTTTCCCCAGCAATGGAATTCTTCCCTCAATATAACTTAGATGATGTAGACCAACTGGAAAAGGTGGTCTTTTTATATGCTTTAAATGATGAAGAAGAACCAGTTAATCAAAGAATAAAAAAACAAGTATGGGAACTTGTCAATGGCAGGTGCATACTGAACGAAACTACTCATGATGGTAGGGGTAATGTAGTATCAGTAGAATATCAAGATTACGATACAGGTCTAGATTTTATTCCAGTAATCATAATAACCAACGGTGGGCTTACAGGAGAAACTGAAGGCGTAAGTGATGTAAAAAGACTATGGCATAATCAAGATGCCTATAATAGATTAACTTCTGACGATATAGACGCCTTACGCTTTCAAATGTTTGGACAAGATGTATTCACTGATGCTTCCGAGGATAGCCTAAAGAATATAAAAATAGCTCCTGGAGCTTTAATTGATTTACAGACAGACCAAGCACAAGCATTTGAAGGCAGGCAAGCTAAAGTTGAAAGGCTAGAATCAAAATTTAGCTACAAAGATAAATTTGCCGATACAGTAGAAAGAATTAAAAATGATATGTATGATACTTTAGATGTTCCGAATGTAGGGTTAGAACAGTTGAAAGGGCTTATGCAGAGTGGAAAATCTATGAAGGCTTTATATTGGGGATTGATGGCTGCTTGTGAAGAAGACTGGACAGAATGGGGACCAGCACTTGAACAAATGGTAGATTATATCTTTAGAATGGTTGATATTTATAACCTATATGGAGCTAGAAATATAGCAAGATATGAAACTATTTTAAATATTGAAAGATACTATCCAATTCAAGAAGAGGAAAACGACCAAAAGAGAATTGATATGGAAGAAGTAGTACATGAGGTAAGAAGTAGAAGGTCATATATGAAGAAATGGGGAGAGTATGAAGATATAGATAGTGAGTTAGAACAGATCCAAAAAGAAAGGGTTATGCTGCAAGATAGCTATACTCAAGACCTACTAAATGATTTAGGAGGTGAAGAGTAGTTGGGCAAAGCGGAAGTGGAAATAAAAATTAAAGATATTCCATTATGGAAAGATGTTATTGACTTAATTGGTAAAATGTTAAAAGATGAAAGACTGGACTTTGTAGTGAGGGAGGAATATGCAACAAAATTTGAGCAGCTAATGAAAGAATAGGTGATACTCTATGAATGAATACGAAAAAATAGCAAAAGAGATAAGAAAAAGGGTATCAAGATTAACATTGCAGCAACAACGAGAATTACTGCAGCTTTATGATGATGCTATAAAGGAATTAGCAGAGAAGGCTAGTAAGGCTAAGTCTAAAAGCCTAACTGAAAGATGGGTAAAAGATTATTTAAAAGAGCTTGAAAAGGTTAGAAAAGAATTAACTAAGGAATTGAATAAATCAATTAAAGGCTACACAACAAAGGCAGCAAAAATAGGAACAGAGGTAGAACAACAGATATTATCAAAAGCCTTTCAACTTGCAGGTATAGACCCAGGAGACCATTTCAAGACTATGTTTAGTCGTGTCCAAGATAAAGTTGTTAAAGATATTATTTCAGGGAATTTATATAAGGATAAAAGAACACTGTCACACAGGATATGGAATTATACTAATGAATTTGGTCAAGATATTCAATATATGATTAATAAGGGATTACTAGAAAAGAAATCGGCCATAGAACTAGCCAAGGACTTAGAACAATTTGTAAAAGAACCAGCCAAACGTGAAACTACATGGGGAAAGGTATACCCAAATCTAAAGAATAAAAGGGTAGATTATAATGCTATGAGATTGGCTAGGACTTCAATAAATCATGCATATCAAACAGCTAGTATTCAATCTAGCAATATGAATCCATTTGTAGAAGGAATTGAGTGGAGAAGTGCTTTAATCCACGGAAGGACATGTGATTTATGCATGGATAGGCATGGTAAGATATATCCAGTCGATGATGTGCCTTTAGACCATCCTAATGGTTTGTGTACTATGATACCTTATATACCAAAATCGTTAAGTGAAGTAGCTGATGAGTTGAGAAGATGGCTTGATGGTGAGCCTAATGAGACGCTTGATTTATGGTATAATAAATATGGCGAATATTTTGCCTTTAAGAGAATTTAAAGGGGGAGATTATTTGGATGAAGATTTAATAAGACAAGCTAATAAAATTGTTAATGCTAAAGATATAAGTGAAGCATTAAAGGATTTAAGAGAGCTTTACTTAGAAGATGCTGCTTTAACAGCAAAGGCCATTTATGATGAATGTATTGAAGCAGGCTTTACAGAAGGACAGGCTTTAGATATAGCAAAATCTTATATACTAGAGTTTTGTAGCCTTGAATGGGTACCGTTAGACGAAGATTAGCACTTACTTAATAGTAGGTGTTTTTATTATACCGCCTTTTTGGTATTGTAGGCGTAAAAGAACAAGACCGCACAAGGCCGCAACCTTGTAAAAAAGCGTAGAGGGAATTAAAAGGAGGAGAAGATAAATGACATTAGAACAATTGTTAGAACTTGGTTTAAGTGAGGATATAGCTAAAAAGGTAATAGAAGCACATCAGGCAGCAATAAAGGATAATTATGTACCTTTAGCAAGATTCAATGAAGTCAATGAAGAGAAGAAGCAATACAAAAGTCAAGTAGATAATTTAAACAAAGAACTTGGTAAATTGCAGAAACAATTAGAAGATAATCAGGATGCAACACAAACTATTGAACAATTAAAGCAACAAATTAAAGATAAAGAAATTGAAATGGAGAAAGTAAGAAGACAAAATGCAATAAAATTTGAGGTACTTAAAGCTAATGTATATGATGTAGCAGACATATTGCCTCATTTAAAAGATGAAAGCATAGTTTTGAATGATGATGGCACTATCACAGGGCTTAAAGAACAGTTAGAAGCTTTGAAAGAGAACAAACCATATCTATTTAAGCAAGTAGAACCACAAGGCACAGGAGGAAGCCTAGGGGCTGGAGAGAAGAAAAAGCAGCCTACAGGTAATAACTCAAAGACAGATTTTATTGAAGCTATAAGAGAAGTACAAGCAAAGAGAGAATAATAGGAGGTATGTATAATGGCTGATAATTTATTTTTAAAAGATAACTTAACTGGCTTTGTACCAGTAGAACAAGCCACAGAAATTATGAAAGATGTTGCAAGAGGCTCTTCAATTTTGAGACTATCAAAAGTAGAATCAATGGAATCTGATACTAAGAAAATACCAGTTATGACAGATGGTCCAGGAGCATACTGGGTAGGAGAATCTGAAAGAATTCAAACATCAGTAGCAACTTGGATATTCCCAGAAATGAACGCAAAGAAATTAGCAGTAATTATACCAGTTACTAAGGAAAAATTAAATGATACTACTATTAACGTATTTGCAGAGTTAAGACCAGCTATTGCAGAAGCTTTTTACACTGCTATAGATGCAGCTTGCTTATTTGGAATTAACTCACCTTTTGCAAAGAATATATTTGGTGTAGCACAAGATGCAGGAAATGTAATAGCGACAGGAACTAATCCTAAGCTTGATTTAGATATTTCAGATGTTATGGCTTTAGTAGAAGATGCAGGATTAGATGTAAATGGATTTGCTGCTCACTATGGTATTAAAAACTCTTTAAGAAAATTAAGAGATGAAAATGGAGCGCCATTATTTGCAGCAGGAACTAATCAAAATGAACTTTATAATAATCCAATAGAATTCGTAAGAAATGGAGCATGGGATAAGGCAAAAGCTGAACTTATTGCAGCTAACTGGAATTATTCACTAGTAGGAATTAGACAAGGAATAGAATATGAAATCTTGAAGGAAGCTACTTTACAAAGTGTAACTATGGCAGATGGAAAGCCATTGTCTTTAGCTGAAAATGACATGGTAGCAATCAAAGCAACCATGAGAATAGGATTCTTACCTATAAAGGATGAAGCTTTTGCAGCATTGATACCAAGGGCAGAGGGTTAATCCTCTGCCTTTTAAATCAAGTAGAGGGTGATAATATGATGAATAAATATACAAATGGGAAAAGAGTTATATATGCAACTGAAAGAGCTTTTAATGTAATCTATAAAAGGCAAGGATTTAAACCAGTAGCGGAAGAGACAGAAAAAGTCACAGAAAGAGAGATAAATGAAGCAGAAAAAGTTGATTTTGCTAACGTAAAATTAGATGAATTAAGAAAATTGGCTAAAGAAAGAGGTATTGAAGGTTATTCAAAGATGAAAAAGGATGAGTTAATAGCCGTATTGGCAGGTGATTAGATGGATAATTTAGCAAAACTAAAGCAAATGATAGATGAAGAAAATTACCCTTATTTTGATGATGAATATCTATTAGCAAGACTTGAACAAATAGACAAGGAAGAAGGAATAACTTTAGAAAGCATTGCAAGAGATTTATGTTTAATTAAGGCAGGAATAGAGGAAATAAAGCTAGGAGATATAACTATACCTTCACCTAGAAAGCACTTTCTAATGCTAGCTAGTAAATACAGGTCTAATATGACAGGGGCAACGGTGAGAGCAGATGAATACTAGATATTATAAAAAATACATTGAAAAGCTTATTAATTCTAATCCTGTTGATATAAAGATAGTCAGAAAGAAAGAAATTGATGATGGGTATGGTGGAACCATCATAGAAGAAAAGGAAATAACTGAAACAGTAACCTTTTATGAAAGAAAAGCAAGAAGGGAAGTCTTAACAGACTATGGTCCAACGTATGTAGGCGTACAAGTAACAAAGATACTAGCAAAGCATGATGCAGATATACAAGAAGGCGATACATTTACCCAAGAAGGGAAGAAGTATAAGGTACTATTCGTAAAAGATTATATGGAAATTTGCAAGCAAATTGAACTGGAAGTGATAGCATGAGTATTAGGGTAACTAATAAAACTAATTTTAAAGAAGTAGAAAAGAAAGTAAGGACAGCAATAGGGCTTTATGCAGATACTGCAGCTAAAAAAATGGAAGGAGAAGCTAAAAAAAATGCTCCTTGGACAGATAGGACAGGAAATGCTAGAAATTCAATACAAGGAGATTTTGGCTGGCAAGGGAATAAGGCAGTAATATCACTAAGTGGCAATATGGATTATTCAGTATACCTTGAGTTAGCTCATGAGAAGAAGTATGCAATTTTAAAGCCTACAATCGACAGAAATGCCCCTGAAATCATAAAGGGGTATCAAAGGTTGGTGGAGTAATGATAAAGGCCATTTATGACCATTTAAAGGCTAAAAACCTTAATCCATACTTTATAGGACAACATAAGGGAGAATGTACTGAAAGGTATTGTGTAATTAAAGAAAATTCACAAGTACCTTATTTTAATTCAAATAAAACAGGTTATAGGCTTATAGATATTATTCTATTTGTACCAGTAAATAGTTATATTCAAGTAGAGCTTTATATTAAAGAAATCAGAGCAGCTATGAAGGAGCTTGTATTTTTAAGAAAAACAGGAAACGAAACTCCTATAATTACAGATGATACAAAGAAAGCTTATACAACAAGCATAGAGTATCAAATAATTAAGAAATTGGAGGGATAATGATGGCTTATGAAACTGTTAAGGAATTTCCTTTGGCGAATATAGTTAGAGTGGAAATTGAGACAGAGGAAGAAACACCAAAAAGATATAGACTTACTGACGTTGCGAGTGAAGCTGAAATAACTGCATTTATTTCCGAAGGGGAAGAACAAGAACTTAGGGTAAAAAACACTATAAAGGCACAAAACAAGACAGAGGACATAGTCAAAGGATATGATATTAGGCTTGTATCAGCTACTATGGTACCTGAAATATTAGCATTAATCGACGGTGGTACATGGGATGCTACTGCAAAGAAATATTCAGCTCCAGTAGTAGGGGAACCAGTGAACAGAACACCTTTTACCATGCACATTTATACAGAAGAAAAGGATGTAGATGGAGGCACTTTATCTTATGTTAAATTTAGCTACAAACATTGTAAAGGAACACCAGTTAATTACAGTCTAGTCGATGGTCAATTCTTTGCACCAGAATTAGTAGCAGAATCTAGACCAAAACTGGGTGAATCTCCTGTAGAATTTGAAATACTTGACGAGCTACCTGCATAGTTGGGTAGCTTTATTTTTATATTAGGAGGGTAAAGCATGAGCGAAATACTAAGCATTGAACAATTAAAAAACATGGCTACAACAATAATAGAAATACCTGATTTTGAAGGCACAGGTACAATAAAAGTAAGAGTACAGAAACCTAGGTTAATGGCTATGGCTGCACAAGGCAAGATACCAAATCACTTGTTAGGTATAGTAAATACTATGATGTTTCCAAGTAAAAAAGAGAAAAAGGAACCAAACATAGAAGAAATAGCAAAAATTTATGAATTATATTGCAGGGCTTGTTTAGTAGAGCCTAGTTATGATGAGATTAAAGACATAATGACTGATGAGCAGATGTCAGCAATATTTGATTGGGCTATGGGAGACGTGAAGAAATTAGAAACCTTTCGTTCAAACGAAGGAGATGGCTCAAGTAATAATACTGGCAAATAAGTATCACAAAAGACCAAGTGAAATAATGAATATTGATAATGATTATTTAGCTTATATATTTGATGAAACAGCTTTATATTTAGAAGCAGAGGCTACAGATGATAAAGGACAGGTAAATTGGAATAGGATAAGATGGAAAGGTGAAAAGAAGAAGTCAAATAAGGATTTGATAGAATTCATACAAAGAACAAGTAAATAATGGTATAATATCCCTTAAATAATGGTATAATATCCCTTAAAGAAAGGGAGGTATACCAATGAAAAAAATTACTAGAAATACTTTATTAATTTTATTGTTTTTTCTATTAACTATTAATTTTTCTATAGCTGCAGAACCAATTAAAGTCTATGTAAACAACAGTTTAATCGAAATGCCTGTTGCTCCTATTATTGAAAATGGCAGAACTTTAGTACCAGTAAGAGCAATATTTGAATCCATGGGAGCTACCGTAGATTGGGATGGAGAAACTAAAACAGTAACAGGGAAAACAGAAGATAAAACAATTATACTTGTAATTGGTGATAAGATAGCGTTGGTAAATAATGAGAAGATTGAACTAGATGTGCCAGCAAAAGTAGTAAATGGTAGTACCTTAGTACCTGCAAGATTTATAGCCGAAAGCCTTGGTGCTAAAGTAGATTGGGATAATAATACTAGAAGTGTTCTTATTAACTCAAATTATCCTTATGGAAAATATAAAGTTACTAAAGTAGTAGATGGCGATACTTTAGTAGTAGACTTTAATGGCAAAGAGGAGAGAGTAAGATTAATTGGAATAGATACTCCTGAAAGTGTTCACCCTGATGTAAGTAAAAACTTACCTGAAGGGAAACTAGCATCACAATTTACTAAAGATAAATTGGAAGGAAAAGAAATAGCATTAGAGTTTGATGTACAAGAAAGAGACCATTATGGAAGATTACTAGCATATGTATGGATTAATGGAGAAATGTTCAATAAAGTATTATTAAGAGAAGGATATGCTAAGGTAGCAACATATCCACCAAATGTAAAATATGTTGATGAATTTACCAAAATTCAAGAAGAAGCTAGAAAAAACGATAAAGGATTTTGGAATAGCGATAATTTCAATGAAGAAATAATACCTATAAGAAAAACTACTGGGAATTATGTAGGAAGTATTGAATCTGATAAATATCATTATCCAACTTGCAGACATGCACAAAATATATTAGAAATTAACAAAGTATGGTTTGACACGATAGAAGAGGCACAAAATTTAAGGTATGTTCCTTGTGGGGTATGCAAACCTAAATAAGTTCAAGACACCGATAAGGTGTCTTTTTTCATGCCTAAAAGGTAGGTGATTATATGGCAGTTAATGCTGGTAGTGTATATGCAGAACTGGTTTTAGATACATCAAAATTTGACCAGGGACTACAAAAAGCACAAAAACAAATGGATGACTTTTCTAAAAAACTAGAATCTGTTGGGAAAAATATGGAAAAAGCAGGAGAAAAATTAAACAAATATGTAACTGCTCCTGTTGTAGCCATGGGAACATTATCAGCTAAGGCAGCAATAGATTTTGAGTCTGCTTTTGCTGGAGTTAGAAAAACAGTAGATGCAACGGAAGAAGAATTTGCAGCACTAGAGAAAGGTATAAGAGATATGTCAAAAGAGATACCTGCTTCAGCAGCAGTTATTGCAGGAGTAGCAGAGGCAGCGGGACAGTTAGGAATTGAAACAGAAAACATCCTTGAATTTACAAGGGTTATGATAGATTTAGGCGAAGCAACAAATCTTTCTGCAGAAGAAGCTGCTACATCATTAGCAAGGTTTGCTAACATTACTCAAATGTCTCAAAAAGACTTTGATAGATTAGGAAGTACCATTGTTGAGTTGGGAAATAACCTTGCTACTACAGAGGCAGAAATTGCAGCGATGGCTCTAAGGCTTGCAGGAGCAGGAAGTCAAGTAGGGCTTACAGAAGCCCAAATAATGTCTTTTGCTGCAGCTCTTTCATCTGTTGGTATGGAAGCAGAAGCAGGCGGAACTGCCTTCTCAAGAGTTATGGTTGACATGCAACTTGCAGTAGAAACTAACTCAGAAAGACTTAAAGTGTTTGCTGAAGTTGCAGGAATGAGTGCGGAAGAATTTAGAAGAGCATTCCAAGAAGATGCAGCAGGGGCTATAATTGCATTTATACAAGGTTTAGCAACTGCAGAAGATAGAGGATTATCGGCAATCAAAGTGCTTGATGATATGGGGATATCGGAAATAAGGCTTAGAGATGCTTTACTTAGAGCTGCAGGAGCTAGTAACGTATTTACAGATGCTTTAGAAATGGGTACCCAAGCATGGGAAGAAAACACAGCATTAACAAAAGAAGCTGAACAAAGGTATCAAACAACTGCTAGTCAACTACAAATAGCTAAAAATCACTTACAAGATACAGCTATAACTATAGGAGAAATAATGGTACCACACTTAGTAAACTTTGCTGAAAAAATAAAAAATTTAGCAGAATGGTTTAAAAATTTAAACCCTGAAACTCAAGAAACAATAGTAAAGATGGCAGGGTTAGCGGCAGCAATAGGACCATTGCTAATTATAACTGGAAAATTATCACAAGGAATAGGTAGCACAATCGAAGTTGGAAAAAAACTCATAGATAATTGGGACAATATCAAAAAAGTTGGCGGCATCTTATCAAGCGGCTTAAATTCGACTGTAGGGTTTATCTTTAGTCCAGCTGGTGCTATTATTGCAGGAATTGCAGCCACAATTGCAATAGGAGTGGCATTATATAAGAATTGGGATACCATCAAAGAAAAAGCTGGAGAATTAAAAAATAAAATTGGTGAAGCATGGGATAATATTAAAACTAAAACTAGCGAAACATGGGATAATATAAAAACCGCTATCAATGAAAAATGGGAAAACATAAAAGAAAATACAAATACCACTTTACAAAACATAAGAAAGAATACATCTGATAAGTGGGAAGAAATAAAGAAAAACACATCTGAAAAGTGGGAGCAAATCAAGTCTAACGTAAGTACTAAGTGGAGTAATATCAAAACTAATACTTCCACCACTTTGCAAGAAATAAGAAATAATATGACTAGCAAATGGGAAGAAATTAGGACTAATACTTCGGAGAAATGGGCTAGTATAAAAGAGAATATATTTGAGAAAGCAAGAGATATAAAAGAAAAAATAATTAGTTCTATCACAGAATCTGAAAGCGAATGGAATTCTAAAACTGCAGACATGGAAGCAACCAAAAGTAGATTTTCTAATTTAGCTAGCAAAGTAACGGATGCATTCGGCAAAATAGCAGGGGCTATTAGAGGTGCTGTCGATGCAATATTAGATTGGAATAGAACTGAGCCAAAGGATAAAACTGCTACTTATACAACTACTCATCAAACTGTATATGAGACTATAGGAGGTGGACCTCGTGGTGGAGGAAGGGCTATAAGCGCATATGCTAGAGGAACTAATTATCATCCTGGCGGTTTAGCTTGGGTAGGAGAGCAAGGACCTGAACTTATAGAACTACCTAAGGGAACTAAGGTATATTCTAACCAAAAATCAATGGAAATGGTAAGAGGCGCAAGCGGAGGCATAATTCAAAATATTCATATACATTCACCAGAGCCACTAAGCCCATCAGAGGTAGCAAGGAAAAATCTCCAAGTATCTAGGCAATTAGCAATGGAATGGGGGTTGTAGTATGGAGAGAGTGACATTTATAAATAGTAAGGGGCAATCAGTAGAGTTAGGAAATAATAGCCCTTTTATATTGACTAAATTTGAGGGTACAGGAGCAGTAAATGTTGATATACAAACCCAGAAATCCCCATTTCAAGATGGAGAAACATATATAGACAATCTATTAGAACCTAGAAGTATATCCATTGAAATTATGATATTGGCAGATGATACAGAAGAAATGATGGAAAATAGAAGGAAGTTATTACAGGCATTTAATCCAAAGCTAGGGGAAGGGAAGCTGATATATGAGTATGGAAAAGTTAAGAGAGAAATAAAAGCTATACCAGAGCTTGCACCAGTTTTCCCAGATGCAGGAGATTTTAAGGATACTATGCAGCCTGGATTAATACAGTTATATTGCCCTAATCCGTTTTGGTTAGATACTTTTATAGAATCGGAAGAAATGGCAGATTGGGTAGGTGGATTAAGGTTTCCTTTACAGTTACCTATGATGTTTGCAGGGAGGAGTTCAAGGCAGCATACAGTAATTCATAATGCTGGAGATGTAGATACTCCTATAGTGTTTGAGTTTCTTGGTCCTGCAACAAACCCAGTAGTTACAAAAGTAGATACTGGGGAGTATATAAAAGTTAATAGAGAAATAGCAGTAAATGAAAAGTTAATTATTACTACAGAATTTGGAAATAAAAAAGTAATATTAGAAAACATAGAAACCAAAGAAAGAGTTAATGCTTTTGGTTGGATAGATTTAGGCAGTACATTTTTTCAGTTAGAACCAGGGAATAATCTTATTTCATATAGTGCTGATTCAGGACAAGAAACTGCTAGGGTATGGATTAGATGGCGTAATAGATATGTGGGGGTGTAATGTTGAAACCCATTAGGATTATAGATAGAGAGTTTAATTTATTAGGCGAGATAGATGATTATGAGAGTCTGATATGGACTAGAAGGTGGCATAAAGCAGGGGATTTTGAATTGCATATAAATATTAATAAACAAAATACTCATACCTTACAAAAAGAACATATTGTTTTATTTGGAGATAAAGCAGGTATTATTAGACACAGAGAATTTAACTTAAATGAAAGCGGGAAAGGTGGAGAAGTTCTATTTGTCAAGGGTTCTTCTCTTTCGTCTTTGGTAGGTAGGAGAATAACATTGCCGCCAGCAGGGCAAGCCTATGATGTAGTTAACTCCAATGCAGAAAGTGTAATGAAACATTTTGTAAATGTGAACTGTATTAATCCTATAGATATAAGTAGAAAAATACCTAATTTAGTTATTGCACCTAACTTGAATAGAGGAATCGTTTTAAAATATCAAAGCAGATTAAAACAGTTAGACGAAGAATTAGAAAAAATATCAATAATCAGCGGTCTAGGTTGGGATATTTCAATAGACATAGAAAATAAAATATATGTATTTGATGTTATGGAAGGCAAGGATTTAACCTCTAATCAAACAGTAAATAACCCTGTAATCTTCAGTATAGATTTTGATAATATAAAAGGTCAAACTTATGTGGATAGTGATTTGAATTATCGTAATCAAGCTTATGTAGGTGGCCAAGGAGAAGGGGTAGAACGTACTATAGTTGAAGTAGGAGAAGGATTACATGGATTGGATAGGCATGAGGTATTTATTGATGCAAGAGATATTGAGAATGATTTAGATTTACCGGCTAGAGGGCAGCAAAAATTATTGGAAATGGCTAGGTTGCAATCCTTTGAAAGTGAAATATTGACAAAAGGAACGTTTGAATATAAAAAAGATTGGGATTTAGGGGATATGGTTACAGTAATAAATCCCAAGTGGGGAATTACTATGGAAACTAGGATTGTAGAAGTAATTGAAATATATGAAAGTAGTGGATTTAAGCTAGAAGCAACCTTTGGTAATACTATCCCTACTTTAATTGATAAAATAAAAAGTGAGATACAAGCTATTGCACCAGAACTAACACGATAAAGGAAGGTGATATAATGGCTGAATATTCAAGGTTTTTTGACCATATTGATGGTGATAGAACATATAATGCTGCAGATTTTGCAGAATACTTTAGACAGATATTGACAACAGGAGTATTAGACACAGGTGATAATCTTCAAGTCTATGTAAATGGAACTGATAGGATAGCAAGAATTAAACCTGGTAAAGCTTGGATAGAAGGTTATTTTTATAAGTTAACTGAGGAGATGGAGTTTACATTAGATGAAGCACATGGGACTTATGACAGGATAGATAGAATAGTTTTGAGGCTTGATACTAGTGCAGAAGCAAGAAACATAAAAGCTGTTGTAAAGACGGGAGAGTTATCTTTGACACCAGAGCCACCTGCATTAATTAGGGAAGGCAGTATTTATGAAATATCATTAGCACAGATACTAATAATCCATAATACTACAGCTATACCAGTGGAGAATGTTACAGATGAAAGGCTAGATAGTGAGGTCTGTGGATTAGCTAATATAGCTTTAACTTATGAAGAATTTGCACTTAAGCAAGACACTGGAGACATAAATGATGATACTTTACCTGCAGAATTGAAAGGGAAGCCCTTGACAGAGCAGATAATGTATGTACTAGAACACGCAGGTAAAGTCAAAAGTGTAAATGGTAAGACTGGGGAAGTTGTGATTGATGTTGGGGATATTGCTGGTTTGAATAGTATTTCTACAATAATAGGTGATGGTGCGGTTGGAGAAACCCAGATAGGTTGTGTATCTATAGGTCTTAGGGCTTCTGCATCAGGGTTCAACTCAGTAGCATTGGGACCCTACGCAGAGACAGGAGCTCCAGACACTTATGAAGGCAATAGTGCTGTAGCAATAGGAATGCGATCAAAAGCTATGCAACATGATGCTGTGGCAATAGGTAGGCTATCTCAGGCTGGATATAATGCAATCGCTTTGGGGGGTAACACACTGGCTTTCTCTAATTCAATTACAATAGGTGCTGGGTCTGAAACAGGAGGTGATGGGGCTATAGCTTTAGGGATTGGCGCTTTTGCAGCGAATACCAACTCTTGTCGATTAGGTACATCCGACTCAGAATGGTCAGTTCCGGGCAAATTTTCAGTTAGTGGTACTAAAAACTTTGAAATCCCCCACCCAAAACCAGAAAAATCTGCAACTCATGTAATTAGACATGGTGCAGTAGAATCACCTACACCCGGTGATACTCTCTATAGGTGGAAAGTACAAGCCACAAAAGACAATGATATAGTTACAATTGATTTGCCTGATTACTTTATATACTTGAACAAAGACGTTCAAATATGGGTAACAGGCCAAGGACACTTTGGCAATGGCTATGGAGAACTTAACAGAGAAACAGAACAGCTAGAGATTCATTGTCAATATGAAGGCGAATACAATGTGCTTGTCATAGGCACCAGAAATGACGACCATCAGTCTGTACAAGATTGGTATATCAAAGGTGTAGAACGTGAGATAGGCGAGAGCTGGACAGGCGAAACCTATGCGTTTGAAGTAGATGAAATTATAGAAATAGAAGAAATTAAGGAGGTAAGTGTGTAATGAATATTTTTATAAAAGAAAGTAAAATTCAATTCAAAAATCCACAAATAGGACAACCTACAAGAGCTGTAGAGGAACATTACAATGGTAGAAGGATTATAGCAGATGTAGATGGAGAAGAGAGAATGTTTAGGTTTAAGAAGGAAGAAATGCCTTTTATAGTAGATGAAGATGAGATGATAGAATTAATAAGGCAAAAAATAGAGGGAGAAGAACAACAATAACACCTAAGCAGGGTGTATTTTTTATGCCCTGCCTTCTCATTTTATATGAAAGCGAGGTAATTGGATGAATGGAAAAAACAATCTGTGATGAAAGACATAATCAAATAAATTACCGATTAGATGTAACAGAAAAAAGGTTAAATAATCATTCAGAGCGATTAGACAAAATTGAACTAGTCAACGATAGGTTAGAAGAGCGACTAAATAGTTTAATAACACAGTTAGAAAACCTCAATAAAACAATGAAATGGTTCATTGGTCTTTTAGTAGGAAGCTTTGTAGCTTTCTTTTTTTATGCGGTGCAAAATGGGTTGTTTGGATAAGGAGGTGAAACAATGAAAGTTATCCAAAACTTAGTATCCCCATCTAAATACAAAATAAAATGTCCATATACTATGGATCCAGAATTCATCGTAGTACACAATACCGCTAATGATGCAAGTGCTAGAGATGAGATAGCTTACATGATTAGAAACAATGATCAAATATCTTTTCATTATGCTATAGACGATAAGGAAATAGTGCAAGGTATTTTAGAAAATCGCAATGCCTGGCATGCAGGAGATGGCAATGGTCCAGGAAATAGAAAAGGTATAGGTATTGAAATATGCTATTCAAAATCAGGTGGCAAAAGGTTTGAGGAAGCTGAAAAGTTAGCTGCAAAGTTTATAGCGTATAAGTTAGATGAAAAAAACTGGGGAGTTGATAGAGTAAAGAAACATCAAGATTTTTCGGGGAAATATTGTCCCCATAGGACACTAGATCTGGGATGGCAAAGATTTTTGAATATGGTTCAAACTGAATTATATAAGTTAAAGGAGGAAAAGGAAGTGGATAAGGATAAACCATCTAATTGGGCAAAAGAAGCATGGGATTGGGCAAAAAAAGAAGGATATTTAGATGGTACTAGGCCAAAGGATCCTGTAACAAGAGAAGAATTAGCAGTAGTGCTGCAAAGGTTGGTGAAGAAAATTGGATAAGATT